AGCAATTCATTCGTAATGAATAGGTCCCGGGTTCGAGTCCCGGTTTCGGCTCAAGGGGGGTCAAAATGCTCCCTTTTTTTATTTTACGCCAATAGGCTATAAATCAATATATTACAAACCTAATCGACTGATCTTCAACGTGTTTAAGTAATCTTACTGATGATTACTGCCGTTACTGTGCATTACTTATCATTACACTGTTGAACTATTTGTGATACCAATTTGTTCCTGGTATCACAGCTGGTATCACACTTGGTATCACATTTACCATAATTAACAAATTATAAACTAAAAAGAAACAGTATGGAAACATGGAAAATCAAGCCGGTATTCGACAGAAAAAAGAAAGCAACACCGGAGAAATCAGCTAAGGTTGAAATTGAAATTCAATTCTCGCGTACAGAAAGAAAATGGATCTCAACAGACATTGAACTGTATTCAAACCAATGGGATGGAGAATTCGTTGTACGACACGCCAAATTTAAAGAATTAAATAGGGCAATAACAAAGCATATTAAAAAATTTGAGGACATTATCAAAAATATCAGAAAAGAAGGAAAAGACATCAATCTAAAAAACTTTAATATTTTTTATAACGAAAAACACGTAAAGTCTAAATCGTCATTTTTAGATTTCGCTTATGACGAGTTACAAAGAAGGGATCTTAAATGGTCAACCAAACGAGCGCACCTTATAGCACTGGAAGCTCTAAAACGCTCCGGAGTAATTAAAACATTTGACGATATCACTCCTGAAAATATAGCTTTATTTGACAGGTTTATAAGAAGAGAAGATCCAACAAGAGGACAGACAACAATACATGGATACCATAAGAGAATAAAACCTTATATTAATGAAGCGCTTCGGCTTGGACTTATCGAGGACACACCTTACAGGGTATTCAAAGATAAACATGGTAGATATAAAACAAGACAGCCTCTCACAATGGACGAACTGCAATCTATCCGCAATATAGAGTTGAATGATCGACAATTACAAAAAGTACGTGACCAGTTTATATTTCAATGCTATACCGGCTTATCATGGGTTGACTTATACATGTTTGATTATGACAGATGTACTGTAGAACATAACGGAGTTGCATATATAGACGGAGAACGTATCAAGACCGGAACCAAATTTTACACACCTATACTTACTCCAGCAATGGAAATATTAAAAAAATACGATTATAAATTTACAGTCCCTACTGTACAGTCATTTAACAGAAGCCTTAAAATCATAGCTGAACTTATCGGCTTAAAAAAGCCCTTAACCAGTCACATAGCCCGGCATACATTCGCTACCACTGTTGTTTTAGCAAATGACGTACCTATCGAAACGTTGTCTAAGATGCTAGGGCACACAAAGGTTTCAGTCACACAAGTTTATGCAAAAATTCTAAATAGTTCAGTAGAAAAACATGCGGAAAAATTAAACAGTATTATATAAATCCATCCGTTGTGCTTATGAGTTATCGCTTTTAGTTCATAGGCACAACGATATCACCCTTGCCAACACGACAAGAGGTATCAGCCTGTATATCCACCTCTCTATACGTTCCATCGCATCACAGCAAGTAAACGACAAAAATACCAGTGAGGCACATCATCAGCCTGTTCAAGCAATATGTTCAACTTATCTTCTTTCATATATAAACATAAAAAAAAGCGGTAAAACCGTTGGGAATTACCGCTTAAAATTTATATAGTGTTTTCTATTTATGTTCTTCATTCACTTCATTCGATTTGTCATTTGCCAAAAAATGTCCCCGTAAAACAATTAATCCGAGTCCGATTATATTCACGGTTGTAGTAGAAAGAATAGTTATCATTATAGGATTTGGGATGCTTATACAAAAATAAGATTTAATCGCTGGTATTGATACATAACTTGCTAACACAATACATAGAACTATAAAAAGATATAAGGCAATCACTCTCAAAGACCACTTTTCAAGTCTTCTTCTTGCTTTTGTATTTTCAACTATACGATGTAGATGAATCAGCTCTTTGCTTTTTTTTATATTTCCATCGGTTGTTTCTGATTCCAATAAGGATTTAACTGTGTCAAGAATATTTAAATCTTTCTTTTTCTCTTTAAACGGCTCTGAAAAGAAGAATTTAATCCAATATGGAATATAATATCCTAAATGGATTAAATAGTGATACCATTTAATAGGTTTACCTTTCCCGAATATAGAATCAAAAATACTGGGTCCATCATTTGATCCATTCATTGTTTTATTCTATTTTTAGGTTCTATAAAATAGTTTTTAATCAATTCTTTGGGAATGGGTGTGTTCCATTTGTTTTGTCCACAAATATCCCCCTTGTCGTTTTTTATGTATAGCGTATCATACCAAGGAGAGCCTTCTTGATGCGACCATTGGGTTAAGGACAATGCACTCATATTATACATTGCATTAACCGCAGTTTTTACGAGTTCCAATGCCTTGGAATGTTTATTAAATTCGTATAATACGTCTTTGGGAAAAGAAGTAATAATCTCATCAGGATTTATTTTCTTATTTACAATAGGAAAGACCGGACCATAAGGCCATACTTTCGGAGAATCGTCTTTAAACAACAGGTTATTGGTCTCGGCATAGTACACACCATATACATAGAACAAAATCTTATTTATCTGAGTCTTGTTCAACCGAACCATATGCAACTTTTGGGCTGCATACTGAATCAATCGTGCGTAATCTGTACTTTTCAATTCCATATCATAAATATATAAAAATCCCATGAATATAACATATAAAATAAACTATATGTTTACCCATGAGAAAACAATCTTTGTAACACATTTAATTGTGTGTGCTATATTAATGTTGCAAATATATATAAAACCATTTATATAACAATAAACAATGGCAACCATTAACATTTGCAATGCAACTAATTGTTAATTTACAAATATACTATTTTAGCGGTAATTCCAACAAGTCAAAGAACGCTTCTGTTCGATTATTATTTTTCCAATCCTTTTCTGCAATGTTCACATAAGAACTTTTTGGCTACAGGAAACATCTTTTGACCGACATATCCACTGAGATATTGCGCTTCCTCTCCATAAGGATCAATCCCGAAAGCCTTGGAGATATGCCGGCACAAATGACCTTTTTCGTGGTCCCACGAATTTTGAAACTCTTCGGGGGTAGAGGTTAGTGAGATAACCATTACTGTTTCTCTTCTCCTGTAGTCCGAATAGGTTAGACCGGTATTCATTCTGCCTTCGGTCAGATTGCGATACGCACGCTTGAGGGAATCCCCCCTGCATCCTATACGGTATAGGTCCATAATGATCCGATCCGCCCAATAGGTGTGTACCGCATAATACACTTTGACGTGCCAGTCTCCATATTTCGGTATGTAGAACTCCTGAATAATCATATCACATCCGACCAGATTACAGGAATCCCTTTACCTATACAGGTGGCAAAGAACTCGTCAAACGCCCTGCAAGGATCGCCATCAATATCATCAAGGTAGCATTTTATATGCTTGCATAAGTGAGCCTCGTCAACCAATGATTTTTTATAGAAATCCGCTTTCAGCATGTTTGCGACATAAGCAACGTCATAACCCTTGTCGTGCTCAATGGTAATTCCGTTCGCTTTCAGCATATCGTCCACTTCATCTTTGCTCCACGGCTCCAGCTTTTTCTCTTTGCCCGTGGCTTCGTCTTTCACCTTCATTTTTGAAACGGCCCATTCATAAAGTTTCTTGCTGAAATGAAAGCCGTATGCTTCCAGATATTCCCTCATGCCCGATGGAAATCTGCTGTATGTATCCAATCTCTGTTCCATAACCTTTATTTAAAAAGAGGGGCATTCCACCCCTCCACCATTAATAAAACTCACCGTTAGCGCGTCTGCGTCTGCGTTCGCCCATGTCATCCATACGCGGATATTCAGGAAAGTATCCGGGGTATCTGCGTTCATCCATGCCGGATGAGCTTCCACCACCTGAATAACTTCTTCCGCCATCACGGAAACCCATTTCTCCGCGCATTTCTCTCATGGCTTTTTCGTAACCTTTGCGGCAGCCTTCCTTATAGGCTTCCTCCACCTCGTCACCTCTCATACCGAAGCCGCGTCCGTAATCGTCACGCCCTTCTTCTAATATTTCCCACATTTCCATAATCATTTCTTTGTTTTGGATGTTTCAACCACTCCGAGCTGTTCCATGAGCCGTTTGTTCAAATCCATAAGGTCAGACATATTCTTGCTCATTTCCGCCATTTGCCCTTTCAGAGAGGATATTTCCTGCTCCTGACGTTGTTTCTCGGCAAATTCAGGGTTCAAGAGCGTAAGCATCTTGTCACACCCTGCAATGACGGAATTGTGGAAGTCCATGCTGTTGATGATGTCTATGCTTTTCTGTTTCATAGAAGCGACCTCGTTATTCATAGCATCACGCGAGCATGACACTACGATATTCCCGTTCTGTCCGAAGTCGGCTATATCCATGCCGGCAGGAAGATTTTGGAATGTCGTGTTCTGCCCGTTGATGCAGACAACAACATCCACAACCATTTCCATTTGGGGCAACTGTCCCATAGGGGATGCCATAGGATATTTCGGCTTGGGAGCGGAAACGCTGACCACCGGGCCGTATTCGATAAACGGGTTAGCATCCTTATGAAGTATATACAATTGGTTATTGGTACGAAGTGATTGAAACATGATTGTTTAATTTTAAGGAGTGTGGTTATTCCCATTTTGGGAACCACCACAAAACTCCATGTTAATTATTACTTGCTCCGTAAAGAAGCGGTTTCTACTGTAGGAGCCGGAGCCGTTGTCGGTCTGTACCCTCCATTAACAAGATACAATTCGTTGGTGTACTTGTTATAATGAATCTCATAGATGCCGGTTCCAGCCAAGTTTGCAACAGTCACAGGCTCATTGTTATAAGCCATCAACGGTCTTGTGTCCCCATTAGTTCCTATCAATATCGGAAGTGTAGCAGTCGTACCGGCAGGTATAGCTTGTCGGAGACTGATATAGAATCCCCCAACATAATCCCTGTTACGGAATGCATGGTTAGGGAGTTCAAGAGTAACATTCTCCGTACCGACTGTCACAGCCACCGTAGGAAGAGTATTGAAGTTTGCTCTTCCGATTGATGGGAATGGGAACGGGAATCCTGTAAAAAAGTTAGGCCACATATCTACCTCCTTTCTTGCCGGATTAACCCCAGTAGTTATTGCAACCACATCCACTACGTCCGTATACAGCGTCACCCATATATGCACCGTAGGCGGCTGCACGGAAACAATCTGTATTAATAGCGGTTAAATTGGGGTATTGAACACTCACAGTATTGGGGAGCTTGCATTTGATTCCATCAACATCGCTTTGTAATGCCTGCAATCCGGCTGCCAAAGGAGCAATCTGTTGTCCTACTGCACTCAGGATAGTGGCGTTCTGATTACGCTGGGATATTTCGGCTGTTAAAGTAGCCTTTTCCGCAGTAAGAGATGCGATCTTGTCCTGCAATGCCTGATTTTGGATTGCATCAAGTTTAGCAAGGATAGCATTCGTGTTGGCAGTAGCACCGTCACGCAATGACAATGTGTTTTGGTTAGCAGTGTTGATTAATGCGTTAGTTTGGTTGCACATTGCAAGCTGACTCTCGTATCCTTGTGTGGTTACAAGCTGTTTCATATCGCAGCAACAGCTACAGATCTGAGATGTCAGAGCGTTGTTACCTTGCATAATCGCAGTCAGGATACTGTTGGTGTTCTGACCCATTTGGTTACCGAGACCGCAGATTGCCTGTGATACAGAGTTAATACCAGCAAGGATTTGGTCTGAAGAGGTGTTAACAGCTTGGGCTAATGATGCAATGTCCACACCGTTCCGGTTAAGTGTCTGCATGATCATTTCTCTTCCTTCATCGGCACCCTTATTGTTGTTGCCACCGAATCCAAAGTTTCCGTTACCGAAGATGGCTGCAATCACAATCAATGCAATGATGTCCTGAAAACCTCCATTGTTTCCGAAAAAGCCGCCGTTTCCATTTCCTCCCATCAGCCCCATCAGATAGCCTGTGTCAATTCCACGGCTCTGCAAGGACGGAAGAATGGACGCAAGCAGACCATTGTTTGCGCCGGTTCCACCGTCTTGGTTAAAAACATAAGTTCGTTCCATAAGTATTTGTATTTTGTATCCCGGTCAAAATCGACCGTTCACAAAGTACAGAATTAAACTTCTGTTATTCAATTAATTATTTGTTAAGTACTTGTTTATTCTTTGTAAATCATTTGTAATGCTCCATTTACCAATACGATATTTAAAATTATTTTTCAAGCTATTCACACGCTGTTGTGACAATCCTGTAAGACGTACAATTTCTTTTTCTGTTATACCGTTATCTATCAATGTTTTTATCAACAATGATCGTGCGTCCACACATTCCTCTTTGTTAGAGCAAAATATTTCATTTTCTTCTAAGTCAGTCACTCTGCATACAATACTAAGCACAGTGCAATACAAGTCTTTAATTCTCATCTTGAAAAAAATTAAGGTTTTAAAGAACAAATACCAATAGAAATTGTTATTAGCTTAGAAAGTCGCTAACAATTCCTGTTGGTATTGTACTCCCTATCAAGGTGAGATGTGATGGAAGGAGAGCGGCTTTCTTTTTTCCTAAGCCGCAAAAGGATCACTTTTATTATATGAGTTTTTTCTATGCCACACTTCTACCTGTGGCGGATAATACTTGATGTTGCTATCTCATCTTGCACCTCCCTTCTTCTTTATCAACCAAATGACTACGATTAACAATACTAATATAACACCTATAGATAACTCTCCTAGTTCTAATTTTGTCTTCTGCCACCATGTTAATTCCTTCTCCACAGGATAGGGAATTTCTACCTCTTTCTCCTTTTCTATATAGACTGTATCGCGAATTGTCCTGTCACGGTAGACTATATGCCACTTGTCAACTAATACTGAATCGCCTTTCTCTTTTACATAGACAGAATCCTTAATGTGAATGGAATCACGTTCATGCACGGTAAGATAAATACTGTCAGTCCTTATTGTCTCCACCGGGACATACCTTATGCTCCGGCATGATCCAAACAGCAATAGCAATGCTATCGCTACCGCAATCCATATATAGATCTTTTGTTTCATAAACTTAACACTTGTTTTCTATTGGCACCGTCAGCTCGATAACTGACGTGCACCCATGCAAAATTGCTTTCGTTAATCAATTGATCATAGGGCAGGTTCTTGCGGATATATTCAAACAACAACTTGTTTTGCTGACGGTCTCCAGTATCAATATCAGCAGCTTCCCCTTTCATGTGCTGCGAGGTCTTGCTTCCCTTGACAGCTGCATTAAGTTCCGGACAGCGATAGCCACTGTTTATTGTTATAGGCTTTCCCCACCATGTGCGTAACGGGTCCAGTACGTTATCCACCAAGGCAGTTAGAGCAGTCACATGCTCCTGTCTGCATCTGTTATTGATACCCAAGCGGTCAGCAGTCGTTGACTTGCAGAGTTCCGCAATTGTAAAATACTTCATTTTTTATCCTCCTTTTTATTTTCGTTGTCAAATAGTATCTGAGCCATGATCTTGGCAATATCATCCTTGTTCTCGATAATCACACTCATTGTATTCTCAGCCTTGCGCAACTCCGCTTTTTCCCATGATTTTTCACGGACTGATTTAAACTCACAGAAAATGCAGTAACCCGTCCAAATCATTGAAAAAATAGGGAAGGGGATAACTACGCAGCATAACAGGTCAATGAAGCACAATTCTATGAACGGGGTGAAATACTTCTTCGCTTTGACGGCTGTTTTCTTATACCCCGTGGATGTTCTTGCCTCCCCCCGTTGCTTGGCTTTCATTACTCCCGTGATAAGGTCTACTAACATAGCCCCCATTGTAGCTGCAATACACAAGGCTATAAGCACAATATGTATCATCATGTGCTCGTTGATAAAATTGTAGATTACATCTCTCATTGAAAGTAAGTTTTGAACACATTAATATGATAGATATTCACCTGTCCATAGTTGGCATCAAATATCTTCTTGATCTCGTAGCCCAATCCATAAGATAACGCTTTCATTCTTCGCCAGTTGATGGAACGCCAGTTCATATTATGCTCCTTTGCCCAACGCTTGATACTGTACCATTCTTTGGACTCATCAAGTTGCTCGGTCTTCTGTTCTATTTGTTTCTGTTGCTCCTCAATCTTCATTTGCTGTTGGGCAGCTAGCATAAGAGCCTCTCCAAAAGACTGAGGGACGTTATACTGAGAATGAAGCGAGTAACTACCTGTATTTACCACCGAAGGAACAATCTCATCAAATATCCAACTCTCAAACTCGTCAGCTTTCGGCATCTGGCTTTTGGTTATCAAGCGATAGATGTTGCCTTCGCTAATAAACTTCATTGATTTCATTTGTATAGCTGGCGTACCATCTGCTTTTAATCCAGTTTGTACCCCTACTTCCCGAATCGTTATGGAGGCTGGTTTACAGTGATCTATAATTGCTTTTGATGGATTCGAATACTGTAGAGAAGTGGCAATATCCATTCCGCAAAACCAACTTTTACCATTTTCAATATACATACGAACTTTGCCAAATAGTGGATGTTCGTAAACCATAATTTCACTCATTTCAAGAGCAGACGAAACTTTTTCTACAACTAGCATATTACTTCTTATTATATATTTAACAAACATGTCCTGCACTTTTGCATCACATTAATTATCAACGTTTTTAATTACTTTTGCCTGTTGAATTTTCGTAAGTCGTTGATACAAAATCTAAACGCAAAAATGCGTTTAGTAATTCATCATCTGTATTAAGAATTGGCAATACTTCTTATTACAGAGGCATGTCTTCTTTATTTGGTCATACAAAACAAAAAAGAGCCCGCCACGGAAATTAATCCGCAACAAGCTCTTGGCTTTATACTGTATATGATATGTCCTTTCGTCATAATCAATGTGGCGTGCATCTTCACACGCTTCCACAAAGATAAATATTGCTTCTCTCTTTCGCAAATAAGAATACAAAAAGCACAGCAGCCGTTCAATCCACGCCCTACTCTCTATCCCATTTTCCCAAGAAGACAATAGCAAAGATATCAAACAGGTTGTATCCACATGGAAAAAAGGTTAATAAAATATATGTTGTATAATCTGTTATTTTAATTTAGATTAAACAAAAATAATATTTAAATTGTTTGTTAATAAATAAATTAATTTGTTCCTTTGTAGCAGGCAATAGCCTTCATGGTGTGAAGTTACACCATACCCACTTTTAGAACGTGATCACTGTGGAGGCAATTGCTGTATTATAACGGCGGTTGCCTTTATTGTTGAACAATGAAACAATGGTTTAAGATACCTTCTTTAAAGAAGTCGAATAAGGATATGTATAGTGATGCTACTTATCATGGTAAAGATGATGGTGGTAATTTTATTTATGTTCCTAAATGGGTGGAAAATCTGTTTTCTGACAATAGAGGGAATATAGATTTTGACATGTCGACCGTTGAAGGGAAATCAAGAGCCTTACATGAATGTTGGCCGTTTGCAATGGTTCTAGATCATTGCGGAAGAATGATGCAGAATGGGCGGTATTATGTGACGGATATTAACGGAAACGAGAAGAGGAGTTTTAAAGACATTGTGACTCTTTTGAATCGTCCGAATGTGATACAGAGTGGGCGTTCTTTTATAAAGCAGATTGAGATATCTTTGAAGTGTTTCGGATTTTGCCCTGTCTATACACTAAGAGCTTTAAAGTCTGATCTCCCTAAATCCATGATGGTAATACCTCCCGAATTATTCTACATGGAATCATTCGGTAAGGGCCCGTTTACTCAAACAGAGCTTTCTTCAATTGCTAGTAAGGTATATATACGTTGGGGAAATGAGAATATAGAACTTGGTGATGAGGAGTATTTTGTCATATACGATTCGATAATGGATATTCCAAGTAATAATGGAGGGAGAATTACCTTCCACTCCCCTGTGGACGCATTATCTACTCATACTCGAAACTATATGGCTCAACTGATAGGGAGAGGAAACCTTATTGTTAATGGAGGACCTAAAGGGATACTATACGGGAATGATACGACTGACGTAGGGAATGCAGCTATTACTCCGTCTGAATCCAAGAAATTGCAGGATGATTTCAAAAGGAAATATGGTATAGTGCATAAGTTGTATGAAATCATGGTGACTCCTAAGAAACTAGGGTGGATTACATTGGGGTCAAATACAGACCAATTGAAGCTTCATGAGGAGGATAAGGCGTGTTTGGAAGCGATAGCTCAGACGATAGGCTTTGACCCCAATCTGATTATACAAGGAAGTACTTATGATAACTCTTCTCAAGCAAAGAAAGCGGCATATCAGGATCTTATTATCCCTGACAGTGAATCTATAACAGAGGTTCTGACTAATGCTATATGTAAGGACAGGGCAATAATCAAAATGGACTTCACTCATGTCCCTTGCCTTCAAAAGGATATGAAAGAATTGGCGGATGCCTTGTCTACAGCCTCTAATGCTGTAGCTTCATTGTATAACAATCGGCTGATTACTTTTGAAGAAGCAAGAACCGAAATGTCCAATTTTACAGATATTGATCCTGATAACCCTAAGGGAGAATTTAAAAGTGAAATAAATAATGATGGAGACAAGCAAATACAAGAACAGGTTGGGGAAGCAGTATAAATCCTTAGCTTTTTATGCAAAGGAGATACAATATGATTCTGGCAGTAGAACTATCAGTGGTTATGCTGCGGTTTTCAATAACATTGATAAGTCCGGTGACATGCTCCTGAAAGGTTGTTTTTCAAAAAGCATACAGGAGAGAGGCCCGGGAAGTTCTGCTAATGATAAGATTATCATGTTGTGGATGCATGACATGCATGAGCCTATAGGACGCATTACGCTTCTGCAAGAAGATGAGAAAGGGCTTTACTTTGAAGCGTCTATTGATGATGTGGAAAGAGGAAATCAAGCGTTGAAGCAGCTTGAAAGTGGCACTTTGAACCAGTTCTCTATAGGTTATAGTTATGTATGGGAAAAATGTGAATATGACAGGGAACGTGATTGCTTGGTTGTAAAGGAAGTCATTCTGTATGAGATATCCGTAGTGTCCATAGGATGTAACGGAGAAACTGAATATCTTGGTCTGAAATCGGCAGAAGAATATGAAAGTGCGTTGGAGTCACTTCCGGTTGAAATAAGTGATGTATGTAAAGGACTTCCGATAAGAAAGAGGGAGGAAATCCAAATGTTAGTAAGAAAAGCGATGTCACTCGCTCGATACAAGCCGGCAGACAAGCCACTTGATGAAGAGGGAGCCGATGAAAAAATAAAACTATTTACAAAACCTTTAAAACTTAAAGAAGCATGAAATTTGACTTTTTAAGCAAAATTGATTTGTCGGTAATGGATGAGGTTTCCGTGAAGTCATTACAGGCGTTGCAGGACGCAATAAACGCTACTGTAGGCGATTTCATGGACGATACTATCGACAAAAAAACTTTTGAGGATAAATTAAATGAGGTTTCTCAAAAGATAGATTCCGAAAAGGAATTGGATACAGTGCGTAAGGAACTTGGTGAGATGAAAGAGATAATCGTTCGCATGAAAGGTGCAATGCATAAGAATGAAGACGGGCAAATGGTGTTCAAGTCTGTAGACCAGCAGATTGAAGAGCAATTGAAGGATTTCATCACAGTAGGCAAGCACGGAGAGAAAACTGTGGACTTGAAAACGGCTTGTAAGCAGTCCCCCGGTTTTAAGAAAAGCCTTACGCTTATTATAAACAAGAAGGAGGTTGATCCCTTGAAGAGTACGGGTGTGGCACCACATTATAACATGACAATTGATAGTCAGTTATCTGTTGATCCACGTTCCCAGACTGTAATCCGTAAATTTGCCAATGTGGCAGCAATATCTACACGATCATTGACTTATGCGGAGTTCAATCCGGGTGAAGAAGAAGCCGAATGGGTTCCAGAAGGCGGTCTTAAGCCTATGATGAGCGGTACATTGGCAGAAGTTACTATCAATGCTGGCAAAGTGGCTCTTGGCACAAAAGTAACCGAAGAAACATTATCTGATTTGCCTCAGTTGGTTGCGGAGGTTAGGGCTGAGATTATCAATCGTATTGGTTTGAAAGAAGAAGAAGGTATTCTGTCTGGTACTGGTTCCGGCGGTCAGATTAAAGGGATTGGGAGTGATATACCTACATTCTCTTTGACAGCTCTGAAAGTAGAGAAACCCAACACTTATGATGTTATTGTTGGTATGTATACACAGATTGTATCAATGTCCAATATGGCTTATCGTCCAAACCTTGTGCTTATGCATCCTCTTGACTATGCACAGATGCAGTTGACTAAGGATGTTAATGGACAATATCTCCGTCCTTTCCGTATTGGTGATGAACTGATTCAAGGTTTGAAAGTGGAAACCAGCACTGCAATCAAACAAGGTGATATTTGGGTTGGCGATTTTAACTATCTTAACATCCGTGATGTATGGGTTCTTACCATTACACTTGGATGGGAAAATGATGATTTCACTAAAAATATGGTGACTATCCTTGGTGAAAAACGTCTTATGGTGTATATTAAAAAGCAATATAAAACTGCATTTGTCAAGGATAAGATTGCGACCGTTATTGAAGCTATAACCCCTGCCGGTATTGGCGGATAAATTTATTAAACATTATGAAAGTAAATTTGACTAAAACTTATGAGGTTGAGTTCGCAAAGGACGGGGCCGTTTATAAAAAAGGTGATAAAGTAAGTGTTAATATGTTACTTGCAGGTAAGTTCTTCCAAGATGGACGTGTTGCCACTGTTCCTTCGGAATTGATGGAAGACGCTAAGAAAATCGGTGCTGAAGATTTGTTCAATAAAAAGAAGGACCTCAAAGATATTGTGTAATGTTGGTGGATTATACTTTTTTCCAAGGTGGTATTCTTGATATCGAAGGTGCAGTATTGAATATACATACTCCTTCTGAGACTAATAAGGCAATTGTTGACAGCCTTCAAGGCTTTGTAATGCAATATGAGCCGGAATATTTAGAGAAGCTCCTAGGGGAAAAGTTGTATAAGGAATTCTCATCCTATATTTCCAACGATGGAAAAACTAAGGAAAAAAGATGGGATGATCTTATAGCGCATCTTGTCATGAAATATAGTGATGGCGATAGGGAGATTTCCAAATCCCCCATCGCCAACTATATATACTTCCATTACTTGAGACATAATCACACTCAGGCGACTATTACAGGAGTGAAGGCTGATGGAGATGATGGCCGTCTTGTAAGTCCCGAAAGGAAAATGATGTTTGCATGGAACGACATGGTAAGAATGAATATCAGACTTGTGAGATGGCTTCAAGGCAATAATGCGGACTATCCGGATATCGCCACCGATTTCGAATTGATGGAAACAATTAATTCCTTTGGGTTATGATAATTGATATAATATCAGATGTATGTGCTTCCTTGTCAAAAAGAATGGATCAACAGATAAATTACATATATGGTGACAGTTCTTATATAAGGGAAACACTTCTTCTTCTTGGGAAAAGCAGGGTGACAGCATCGGGAAAATTCCCAATGATAGGGCTGTATGTTCCCTTAGACGAGGAAAGGGATAGTGAGAATTATTTTTGTAAGGCATCTGTAAACATAATAATCGCTACCAATACACTGGAAAAGTATACAAATGAACAACGTCGTGAGATATCTTTTGAAGGTATTCTTCGACCTTTGTATTACGGATTCATAGAAGAGTTAAAAAAATGTGATAAATTTGATTTCGGTTACTCCGGTATTGTAAGCCATACATATTCAGAAAATTATAGTTTTGGAAGACGTGGCGCTGTTGATGTTGACGGTAAGGAAGTTGGCGAAAAGATAGATGCTATTGAAATAAAGAATTTGGATTTAACAGTTAAAAATCAGAATTGTTATGCGAACAGATATTAGAGAGTGCGGCAGCACGTCCGGATTTAATACTGGAATGAGTTACTGCCCCCTGCAACCGGACAAGGTCGCAGGTGTTATATTGGTCATTCATGGCAAAAAACTGCCCAAAGAATTGACTGCTGAGGCTTTGGAGGAAGCCTGTCATGCTGATTATCCGGACAGAATTTATCCTATTACAGGATTTTCGGAATACGCGGTAAGCGGCGGTGAACCCAATACAACAGAAAATGGTTATGCCGGGTCGGAAATAACGGGCTATTCGGCAAGGACGGATACATTCACGTTGCGTAAGTTTAATCTAGCTTTACAAGCTAATCTTGTAGCCAACAAGGATACATTGTTTGATATGTATGTTTTTGACAAGAATAATGTAATCTACGGAGAAGATGACGGGACAGATGAACTTGCGGGTTTTGCATTATCTGGTGTTTACCCTACAGGACAGGCTTATGATTCAAGCGGTCAGAAGGCTTATCTTGCGTTTAATGCGATGTATTCCGATACCGAGAAGATGATGAAAAACATGTCTGTAAAGCAAGCGGGTGTCAATTTGGAAAATGTTCTCAAGGGATTGAATTACGTTGAGTTTGTCAAAATGACATCTCCTGAAAATACATATAAGCTCGTGGATCATTATGACCGCACGGATCTTACTGCATATTATGGATCTATATTGTCTGAGAAGGCTTCAACGGTCGTTTCTGGTGCATCAGCACTGGAATACAGTAACGGTGTGCTTACAGCGACAGGAGGTGTGCCGGTGCTTAAATCTCCTTCTATTTTACAGGCTAATGGGGTCATTGGAATTGAACAATGGGTACAATGAGAATTAATGGAGTCACATTTATAGAGTCCGAGGTGGTCAAACTTTCATTGGATGAGTTTGTCGCTCAGAATATAGATGTATTCTGGAAGGACATTTCTAGAGAAAGGCGGAAATCAAGGCTGGTTTCCGTATATAATAGAATTATCAATAACAGTAATTTAGGAGGCGGGGGAGATTGATCCCCCGTTTTGCTATGACATTGGAGGAATACGCGAGATGTTGGAAGAAATTGGCTGATGGCATTCAGCCAATGATAAGGGATAAGATGGAAAGGGATGTTCCTCAGTTTGAGGAATATATACGAGAACAGCTATATAGTGGTGTTGATGGCGATGAAAGTCCTTTAATTCCCGGATATACAGAGGACCCATACTTTAAAAAAACTTATGGAGAGCATTGGAAGAAAAACGCCGAACGCTATAAAAATTGGAAGACAAAGATACAGAAACCGAAACCTTCATATCTGGGTTTTTCTGCAAGAGGGAACAATACTCCAAACCTTATCATACGTGGAGATTTTTATAGTTCCATCACGGCAATACCAATATCAAATGGTATAAGGATTGCCAGCTATGGCGTTTCTTTTGGTTCTGATATTGAGAAGAAATATGGTTATAAAATTTTCAAGGTAAGCTCCAAAGCAAGGAGGCATTATGTTACGTACAGGCTTATGCCCTCTATTGAGAAATTTATAAGGAGGTGCGAACTATAAAGTATTATTAACAAAAAATGGAATTGAACCGAATTATGAAAAACTGCTTGTGCCAAGGGAATAAGTCAATGAGGGAAATGGAGCATATGCGATCAATCGCAGAGAAGGCTGCTGTTATGGATGAATGTGTTTATATATTATACAAGGTTGGAGATGTGTATAAATTCTGTCGTGAAGGTGAAAACTGGTCGGGTGAGTTTGTTGAATTCATATTTCCGTAAAATGGTGATTTTTATCATTCTATTATTTTGGCGTTTCCCGTATTATTTATTAATTTAGCAACAGCGATAGATAGAGGTTTCGCATAGAAAGATATTATATATTCATTAAGAGTAATGGATATGATGCGGTGACCGACTCCTCTATATCGGTTGCCGCATTTTTTTATATCCCGTATTAAGATGTACGGAACATCTTGTGAACGAAAAGACATGAAAACGAATCAAATCATGATTCGCCCAATGGGTGAATTTACAGTTAGTCAGAGAACAAAAGATAGCTATTTTGACGGTGGGGACTTGTTACGTCAATGGAATTCAGTAAAAGGAAATGAACAAAGAAAAATGGATGAGTTTCTTTTGGCTAAAAGAACTGGAGATTTTATAGAAGCGCTCATAGCTGAAGAACGTGAAAATGGTTTAGGGGAAAATTCCCCTAAAATTGATAATCAGGTAGTTAAGAAGAGTAAGGTTAAAGAGAAGGGTAAAGCTGGCAGACCTAAAGAAGAAGTATGGATGCATCCTTTCTTATTTACCAAATTTGCCATGTGGATTAATCCTCGCTTTGAAGTAAAGGTAATACGCTTCGTATATGATGAGATGATTCAATACCGTAATTTAGCTGGAGATGCTTATCCTGCTATGTGTCATGCCGTTTGTTCAATACTCCCTAGGGATATATTCCAGAAAAAGATTAAGGACTTAGCCAAGTCTCTAAACATCATAGTTTATGGCAAACATGAATCAGAAATGCGTAATAAGATTGGCGATGAAGATAAAATCCGCGAATTATATGAGTTAGAATTACAGATAGCTCAATGGATAGATTTAGGCTTTATCAAAGACTATAACAGCCTTAAATCTACATTGACTAAATTGTATTACCGAAAATATCCCAATGTTCTCCCAATGTAAATATTGATTTTTCCTCAAATGTCTTGTGCGAAAAGATATTTATTTTTTAATTGAAAAACAAAACTATCATTTATGTTGTAATTTAGATTTTGTCTAAATTATAATATAAAAACGCCATATCATTAATTACCATGCGTTACTCTGTATTACTGTACATTACGGTCTGCTTTAGATCGTTTTGTGTTGATTTATAATGTGTTGTATAATGTAAAAACATCATTTACCTTTGTAGCCGTTGCAAGTAGAGAGGCAACAGACACATGATTAAACAATCGCTCAAACGTGAGCCTTCTTTATATTTGGAAATCCGTTGCCTCTCTACTTTAGCAACGGATTTTTTCTTTCCTATAAGTTAGATTAAATCCATACAATCGGTTCTATCAGTGCCCACCGTGCGGAACTTTGGATTAAACCAATGACAGCCGTGAGATAAAAAGGCTCTTCTGTTTTATACTGTATGTCTTTTATTGGCAAGACCTGCTCTGTTCCCATCACCTAACAACAGGCGCCCAAGCGTTGTATTACGATAACCAATAAGAGATGAAGCAAAGATGTTGGAGAAGCATCCAGTATTAAAGCAACAAAATGAATAATTGAAGTTTAACAATGTTCATCCGCCTCCTAATAATTATCTTGGGAGAAAGGGTGAGGTATAAAATTAACCAATATGACAGAACTCGTATTCAAAGGTCAGAATGACCAAGTTTTAACTAACAGCCTATTGGTGGCTGAAAAGTTTGGAAAAGAACATAAGCATGTCTTAGATGCTATAAGAGAGCTTATACAGGGGTGTGCCGAAACTTCGGCTGACCCTATGTTTGTTGAAGCTATAACGAATAACAAGAGCGAACTTTAATATTATTATATGGATAATTCGATTAAGATATTTAAGAATGATGTATTTGGCGAAGTACGAGTAGCTGGAACAAGTGAAGAACCGCTTTTCTGCTTAGCTGATGTTTGCAATGCAGTTGAGTTGAGTAATCCTTCATCAGTAAAAACAAGATTAAACGATGAAGATTTGCAACTGCTTGATTTACACGCCCTAAATCCTGATTTATACGTAAATGGGAATTCATTTGCTACGTTTATAACAGAATCAGCCTTCTATGACGTTCTTCTTTTTAGTTCTAGCAAGAAAGTAAAACCGTATAGAAGATGGGTTACGCATGAAATATTGCCCTCCATTCGTAAGTACGGTGCGTATATGACGTCCGATACTATAGAAAAGGCTCTTACATCTCCCGACTTTCTGATTCAACTTGCTACTACTCTGAAAGAAGAAAAACAGAAACGGATTGAAGCAGAAAAGAAGGTGGAAGAACAAGCCCCCAAAGTTCTGTTTGCTGATGCTGTAATAGGGAGTCGTTCTTCATGTCTTATAGGTGAACTGGCTAAGATAATATCTCAAAATGGATTCCATGTTGGGCAGAACAGGCTGTTTGAGTGGCTTCGCAATAATCATTATTTAGGAAGTGTTGGTGAACGTAGAAATATACCTAATCAGCAATATGTTGAACAAGGTCTGTTTGAATTGAAGAAAGGTACACGATCCGGCAATGATGGAGTGTTGCGTACTACTATAACAACCAAAGTTACCGGGAAAGGTCAATCCTACTTCATAAACGGTTTCCTGACTGGCAAATTCATCATTTAACCGATTGTACAACATTTCAAAGAACGAATTATGAAAAATATATTTTCATTATTTGTTTGTTTGAAAAAATGTTGTACCTTTGTAGTGCTACAACTTACTATTAAATATGCCAATGGGATTTTTTATGCCCGTAAGGAAACTTATATATTAAAATATAGGCAGACGATATCCGTGTATCATCGCCCAATGGCAATGGTAGGTTGTAGCAAACTAGGATATTTGTCTGCTTTTTTATTTAATAACAAATAATTTCATTTCATGCTACAACCAAATGAAATCTATTTGAACGGGAATAATAGTACCGTACAGATTGCGTCAGCTCACGAAACGAGCAAGACTTTCTCCTATAATGGGAACGAAGTACTTTTTGACATCAAAGATGATGTTATGGTTAACGCCACACAGCTTGCTAAAATCTACGGAAAGCGTCCCAATGATTATTTGTCCTTACCTGCTACAAATCAATTAATTAACGCAATTACAAGAAAATATGGTATTTCTGAAAATCAATTAGTTATATCAAAGGCAGGTTCATCACATAACGGAGGTGGTACTTGGATGCACAGATTAATAGTAGTTGATTTCTGTCAATGGTTAGACATTGATTTGAAACTGTGGTGTACTGAAAAACTTGATGAGTTGATGCGATACGGCATGACCGCCACGCAGCCAACCCTGGAGCAAATGATTAACAATCCCGACTTGGTTATCAGTCTAGCTACACAGTTAAAGAGCGAACGGGAGGAAAAGCAACGATTGGCATTGGAAGTGCAGAAGAAGGAACAAGAGAAGCAGACTATCATAGAGGAAGCAAAGCCAGCCGTAGTATTCACGGAATGTGTAACAAGCTCGTCTACCAATATTCTCATAGGAGATCTTGCGAAACTTATCACCCAAAACGGATATAAGATTGGAGAAATAAGGCTTTATGAATGGATGGTAGAGAACAAGTTCCTTATCAGAAGGCAGCGATACAGCAGATCGAAGAATAAATATATAAATGACTATATGCCTACACAGAGGGCGGCAGAAATGGGATTGTTCTTCGTGAAAGAAAGACCGATAGTATCGGGTGAAAATCCCATTTTTATAAAACATACCTGTTACGTTACAGGTAAAGGTCAGGTGTATTTTCTGAATAAGTTTAAATCTTTAATGGCTGCATGATCATGGAAATAAAAATGAATAATAGCTTAACATTTGATGAAGTAGCAGATAAGTTGGGATGTTCAGTGGAGGATCTTCAAAAAATAGCTTTAGAAAATGGATTGATTGACGAGAATGGGAATCCTACCGAAATGGCAATAAGAGAGGGCCTTTTTTCTCAATATGCGACAATGGAAGATGAATATGGTACAGTAAATATAACAGTATCACATTCCGAATACGATATGATAGCAGTGTGTATATCAGATCCTGAAGACCATGAGCGTGACAGTGTGGCTTTTATTTCAAGAGAAAAAGCTCATGCATTAGGAGAATATCTTCTTAATATGTAATAACAATATTATTTATTAATCAAGTCTTTCCCACCTTATCTTACGAGGTGGGCAGACTCTTTACATCCATAACAGTTGCGATTCGCAACACAAATAAAAAGACTATGAAAACAATAGATAAACTTGAAATTATACTTCAAAAAATGAAAGAACAAAATAATAGACTTGAACGGATATACGGCAAGCATCTCAAACTGATTGTATGCACTGGGAAAAGAAGTGAGAAGGTGAAATTTAAACATGAAGATTGAAATGCTATGTTTATAATTTATTTAGACAACATTCTAAATTGCAAACAAATACGTTGAAATATTTTGATTTGGTTTTAAAAGTATATTACTTTGTTGAAAGTAACCAATTTATTATAACTATATGAAAAAAGTATTATTAACTTTATGTATATGGTTGTACGCTATGTTGTGTATCGGACAAGGAGTGTCGCATCTTGAATTTAAGGGTATTCCAATAGATGGTAATTTACAGGAGTTTGTATCAAAGATGAAATTGGAAGGCTTTTATAGTAAGATGTATAATAATGAAGGTGTAATAATGCAGGGTGATTTCGTAGGAGAGAATAGCCATGTGTTCATTTATAGCACCACGGAAGAGAAAGTAGTGTGGAAAGTATCGGTGTATTTTGATTCATGGGATAATTGGCTGTCTTTGGAGAACCAATACTATAAGATTAAAGATATGTATACAAAGAAATATGGGAAACCAAAGAAACATTATGAATCATTTTCTAATGAAAGAGTTCCTATTGATAAAATGCGTGCAGTAAACTCCGATATCTGTGATTACGCTTCGTATTATTTCTTTCAGAATGGTGTGATAGTTGTGTCAATATCTCCTTTTGGCTGTGTGAAAGTATCGTATGAAGATGAATATAATTCATTATTAGGCAAACAAGAGGAAGAAAAATATCGAGAGAATGATATTTAACTATTTAATAATATAAAAACATTATTATGAAAAAGATTTTACTTGCATTTGTATTGATTGTGTCCGTGTGTTCATGTGGAAGGGTTTATTATCAGGAAAAAAGCACACTTCTTGATTTGCGTGAGTATTCTGGGGATAATGATTTTGTGATTAACCCTACCAATATTTCCAATGGTGATTTTACTCCGCTTGGTACATTGGAATTAGCCTTTATGACTGGGAACTCTGTAAAAAAGGATATGAGAAAATATGTGGAGGAAAAGAATCTCGGATGTGGTTCATACAGATATGTCCCTACTGTCAAGAGAATGGTATCAAAAGCCGTTGAGGAAGCCAAGTCATTGGGCGCAAATGGAATTATTTCTTTTGAAATAAAACGAGTACATGATGTTAAAAAGAATAATAGTGATATGGACACATATTATGTTACAGGAATCCCGGTTATATACAAGAAATAGTTTGTGCTCCATTAATAGGAGAATGATTGTTTGTTTTTAGTGGGGAGAAGTTTTTGCTTCTCCCTTTTTTATTTCCTCACCTTCATAATATCAATAAAATCACTATCTTTGCTCTTAGAAGGTGCATGAAGTCATGCACTACCCAAAACTTACGAAAAGACCATGGCAGGAGCAGAATTTAAAATTACTGATGCGATTGATCCTAACATCGTTAAGAAGTTGAATGAGATAAGGATTAATATTCAAACCACATCTTCCGAATATGCGAATTTCACGAAACAATTAAGTGATGGCATAAATTTTAAGCCGGGTAATCTAAGAGAATACCAGTCTAAAGTTGACAGTTATAATGCTACAATTACCAAATTATATGCTTCTCAAAATAGGTTGTCTGAATTACAGGCTAGTCAATTAAAGTTATTGACCGATATTTCCCGTAAGATAGAGCTTCTTACCAAGCCATTGAATACATTGGCAGACAAAATAACGGAAGTAAAAGTAAATTTGAGAGGTGCTTCCGAAGATCTGAAAAACGTGTCACAAGATGCGGAAAATGCTTCTGTTTCATTTCAAGAAGCATCTAAGAAAATATCCATGACTGCTGCTGATTTTGATTCAATCCGTCAGACGGTAAAGGCTTTTGATACACAAGCCTCCGAATTGAACAGTAGGTTAAGTGATAACAAAGAAACAATTTCAGCCTTAAGAACATCTCTGAGGGAATTATCAAAGGAGTATAAGAAAGGTGCTATCAGCGAAGAGGAATACAAGTCCAAAAGAGATGCTACGGTATCCCAGTTACGCATGCTGACAGAGCAGAATAAACAGTATTCGGCGATATTGAGAAATCATACGCAGGTAGCGATTGCCACAGCAGGAAGCTATAACGAGATGAAGGCTTCAATGCTTCAGTTGGAAAAGGAATATTATAACCTTTCACAAGCTGCACGCGAGGGAGCAAAAGGTATGGATATCTTGAACAATATCGGCAAGTTGAATCAACAATTAAAGGATATAGATGCACAGATGGGCAATTACCAACGTAATGTGGGTAATTATGCTTCGGGTTGGAATGGTCTTAATGTTTCCATACAACAGATTGCGAGAGAACTTCCGGCTTTGTCTGTTAGTGCCAATACTTTCTTTCTTGCCATATCCAATAACCTTCCTATATTTATTGATGAGTTAAAGAAAGCAAGGGTGGAATATGAACTTCTTAAGAAATCGGGGCAGACTGCTACACCTGTATTTAAACAGGTATTGAGTTCCCTTCTTAGTTGGCAGACGGCTTTAGTTGTTGGGATAACTCTTTTATCGAGTTATGGAGGTGAGATAACCAAATGGGTGGGTAGCCTGTTTGATGCGAGAAAAGAAATTGATTATCTAAAACAGCTTCAGGAGGATTTGAATAAAGCTCAAAAAGAAGGTGTGAAAAATGCCCAAGATGAAGCTGTTAAATTGGATATATTATATAGGGCTGCTGTCAATTTGAATAAACCTATGGGAGAGCGGAAAAAAGCCGTTGAGGGACTGAAAAAGCAATATCCTTCATACTTTAAAAATATAAGTGATGAAAACATTCTTGCAGGTAAAGCGGCTGATAGTTATCAAAGGTTATCTAATGCCATATTAGCTTCGGCTAAAGCTAGAGCTGTGCAAGATCGGCTTGTAGAACAGGCTAAACAAAAATTAGACTTGGAAGATCAGTTGGCAGAAAAAGAAGAAAAACGTGCGAAACTTGAATCTGCTAGAGATCAGATGAAAGCACAATATGAATCCAGTCAAGGGGCAGCTATGGATACAGCTAGAGACATGTATGGGAAGTTAAACAAGCAGGTTGAAGACTTGGATAAAGAAATAGGTTCTTTATTAAATCAGTTATATCAAGCAGATAAGGCTAGTAGAGATATGATAAGTTCTATTAACATTGGAGATGTTACATTTAATCCTCATTCTGCCGATAAAGCATCGGATGATTTAGCGCAATACATGGGGAATCTTAGGAATAAAATGGCTGACTTGTCCGTTTCTCTCATTAAAGATGAGCATGAACGTAATCTTGCTGCCATAGAGAAAGAATATAAAGACCAGATAGCAGCTGTAAAGGGATATTCTGAGGAAGAGAACAAACTTCGGGAAATGTTGGGCCAAGAGAGAATGCAGAAGATAGCGAAAGAGAATGAGGAATATGCTAAGAAGTTGGCAGAGGCTGAGAAAAAAAGGATCGAGGAAAAGAAAAAGTATACTGATGAGATGCTCAGACTGGAAGAGGAACAATCATCTCTCCGTATAGCAGCTACAAGTACTGGATATAAGGAACTTGAAAACATTATAACAGAAAATTATTCAAAAGGGCTGCTATCGCGAAAAGAATACGATGAAGCCATGCGTGAACTGGAGCGGAAAGCCGCAAACGAGCAATTACAGATACAGATAGATGCTGCTGAAAAAATGATTGAGATAGCGGAAGCATCGGGCGTGGTAAGCAAGCAACAAATTGAAATGCTGAGAGAATCCATAAAGGCTATGGAAACAGAGATAGGTTCTATAAATGCGGATGATCAGTTGAAAAAAGCGGAAGAGCAACAGGATATCACACGAAGGAATTTTGAAGTGTTGAAAGGTTATTCTTCTGCATTGAAAGATCTTGCATCGGATATCGATAGCCCGTTTGCCGGTATATTTGATGGGATGGATAAGGGATTCAGTATTATGTCTGATAAGATATCGGGTGTTTGGAAAGAACTTACAGACGGTGAGAAGATGGAAAGAACTACCGAGATGTGGGCTTCTATGGTTAGTGGAATTGGTGAAATGATATCATCCATTTATGATCGCCAGATTGAAGCTATTGAGGCTGAACAGGAAGCGAATGAGAAAGCTGGTGAAGAGGAAATTTCCCGTATAGAGGATTTAGAAGAAAGAGGTGCTATAACAACTGAAGAAGCCGAAGCGCGTAAACGTGCGGCGGAAGATAAAACGGCACAAAAGAATGCCGAATTGGAGAAGAAAAAAGCTGCATTAAGAACAAAACAGGCAAAGTTTGAGAAAGCTACCAGTATAGCTGAGGCGGCTATACAGATAGCAGGTGGTATTTTGCAGACGATAAAACAATTGGGCTTCCCTGCTGCAATACCTATGATAGCTGCTCTAGGTGCTATGGGAGCGATACAGCTTGCTACTATTATAGCGACTCCTATTCCGAAGTATGCCAAGGGTACTGATTCGCATAAAGGCGGATTGGCTGTAGTGGGTGATGGTGGTGTCCCTGAAACAATCGTTACTGAAAAAGGAGCGTATATTACTCCGTCTGTCCCTACTTTGGTTGACATCCCTAAAGGTGCGAAGGTTATACCTTATGCAGTGGATATGGACAGGATAAAGGCTCATGCAAATGATTTTGATGGTCTTATAGCATATAGAAGCGAAAACGATCTTCCTCCTGTATCAATAGTTAATGATTATAGTGAACTGGAGAAAAAGATAGGGCATCTGGAAAAATCACAGCAGATAGGATTTGCAAAATTAGCCAAGGCGATAAGAGAAAACAATTATCAGCAATTTTCAAAAAGTATCTGATTATGAGGTATACAAGTGACATATATGAACTTCCCTTGTCCGTTTTTATAGAGATTTATACCAATGATAGCAATACTATTGAATTTGACGGTGAGGACAAAGGGGCTGTATCGGCAAAAATTATCAATGACTATGTAGAAATTGTCGGGAGCAAACAGTTGTTCTCTGAGATATTGAATTGTAATGAGCGTATGAATCTTGCAATGACTGTGGAGTGCATGAAGGCATGTGAGAACATGATGAAGTTGAAAATGTATGATGAGGTGCGTGATATTCTGATGAAGATAGGTTATTCGTGTAAAAAAGGTGATGTAATGGCTATGAATGCTAGAATATCCGCATTAAATTCCCGTGCACAATATGATTTGGATAAGATAAGTAAGGAAAAGAATGAGGAACTGAAGGAGAAGCCTACAAAACGTGGATTTATAAATGAAGTTGTCGCTATTGGGAAGTATAATAAGATGTATATCAATCCGAAAGAATGGACCGCCGGATCTTATGCCTGTCTTGTAAGGCAGACATGTGACGAAATCGATGGGTTGAATCGTAAAATGAAATAATTATGTATTATCGATGTGAGTTACTTATAAATGGTCTGAAGTACAGGGTTACTGATGATCTTGAAAATTGGGACGAGGTGAAGGCTAGTTTCAAGAGAAATGACTATGACGGTGTTATCCGTACATTTTCCAACAAATTTTCTTTTGCTGGGGATGCTAGAAAATTGCTGTTAAAACAATATGATGAAGATTATTTGAATGCTTCTGCCTCAATAATAATAAGTACAAGAAATAACAGTTGGTTGTATAATGAACGGTTTAGTTGCGCTCTCAATTTTTCTACATTGCAAGATAATGGTCGTATCTTACAGATAAATGCCGTGGATGATAGCGTGGCGTCCATGATAAAGTCAAAAAAAGGAATTCAATATGAATATTCGGTCGAAGAGGTGAAAAGCCCCATTCCTCTTGTTTATGACGGACTTGAACTTTCAGAATCAGCAAAATGGATTCCTACAGGTGATACATTGGAAGACGATGACACTCTTATTAATGTTTATTTCAGCAAGAAAATGTCACCAATGCCAATATATATAACTGCCAGTGATTCCTTAATAAAGGGGTCTCTTGAATTTAATGATCAAACAGTAGGTGGTGATGATGTATATTCGATAAAGGCTCTGAAATCAATTAGGATAAATATAGAGTTTAATATTGATATGTTTGTGTTTAGGAAATATCAGTCTGGTGCTTTGGGATATGATGTAAGAGGTGTGAGGCTCCAGATTATGAAGATAAGTAATGAGATTGATAGTAATGGGGAAGCGGTGACTACGGAAACGGTGATAGGAAGTTTTGAACTTACGACAGAATCAGAAACGCCAGTGGAAAAGAAGGTTTCGGAATCGTACAATATAAGTCTTTTGCATAATGATAAAATAATAGTGAGAGCTATGTATGTCAATGAGAAAGAAGAGATTGTACCTGTATTGCCGGATTTGCCATACAAAGTCTCAACATCAAGTTATTTTAAAGCATCATGGAAAAATCGAATAAACCCTGTTGAGATGGATGTTATAAAGCCCGATACATTGCTGAACAGATTGCTTAAAAGTATTAATGGAGAGAAAGATGGTTTGACTGGAGTGATTGAGGGGACAGGAGATAGAAGGCTTGATAATTGTATGCTCTTGGCGGCTGAATCAGCCCGTAAGATTCCTGGAGCCAAAATATATACATCCTTCACCAAATTTGCAAACTGGATGAGTTATGTGTTTGGTTATGCTTACGACATAACCGGGAATACAGTAACTTTTCGGCATAGAAGCAAATACTTCTCGGATGATGTTGTCAAAAGGATAGATGATTTATCTGATTATGAGATGAAGGTTAATTCTGCATTGGTGTATTCTCGGATACGGATAGGCTTTGACAAACAGGATTACGACACGGCTAATGGAAAGGATGAGTTCCGTTTTACGAATGAATATACCACAGGCGTGACCATGACGGACAATAGCCTTGAAATGATATCTCCATACCGTGCGGACGCATACGGCATAGAGTTCCTTGCTGACAAGATAGGTGAAGATACTACAGACAACGAAAGTGACACTGATTTATTTATGGTAGGGGTAAAATCTGATTCGTCTGGACTTAAGTATATATTGAACAGGGATTATCTTATGGGTGGCGTTCTCAGCCCTGACACAATGTTCAATGCCATGTTTTCCCCTTCTTCTATGGTTTTGGCCAATGAAGCATACATCGGCTCATCTGTTGAGATGCTTACTTTTGCGTCATCAGATGGTAATAGTGATGTGGGTATTGATGGAATGGGGGAAAGTAGGGATATAATTCTTTCAAAAAGGATGTTTACTGTGGCGGAGGTGGAATTTGAGACTTCGGATGTGGAACTTCCGGAAGATCTTACAGGAATTGTTGAAATGGAATACCAAGGCAAAGTTGTACAGGGATATTATCAGCAGGCTGATTACAATTTTACAAAATCACAAAGTTCAAAGGTAACTTTGATCGTGAAAAATTTAAATTCGTTATAAAGATTCAAATTTTAATTGTTATATTTGCAATGAAAGCTTGTGAAGTCACAAGTTACTAGAAACTTACGAAAAGACTATGATATCAATCGGAGATGTTTGTCCGTTATTCTTTAAACCGCTGAAATATAAATATTCAAATGCTGGATGTTTCAGACAAGTATTTTCTGTGTCAGACAACATCCTGCTGCAAATCTTTTGTGATAACGGCGAAAAACCTTCAGCTTATTTGAATGATAAGATCGGCAATATTTCCTCCAAGATAACACTGCTTACTTATGATGTAAATGAAAGCATTAAGATGTATTATGCCTCATTATCTCCTTCGGAGGGGATATATACAGTAACTATAGGCGATAAAGAATGTGAGGAGTTCTGCGTGTGTGAGAATATAGGTGATTCTATTCTGATTGAATATTCCCATAAAGATAATAATTCTGCGTTTGATAATATATTCTGGATTGATGAGGTCCGGCAGATGTTCCAGTTCAGAATAATAGGAGGATTCAAGCCGGATGGGGTGGAGTTGAAAGTTGAAAACGAACAGTTTGTGAATCAGAAGCAGGAGATAATAGAAATGTATTCTCTCCCTTATAAAACATTTGATTTTGTTTTCGGGACAAGTTGTGGCGTTCCGTATTATATAGCGGAGTTTATAAATAAGGTACTTTGCCTTTCTCACGTCAGCATAAACGGTAATTTGTTTGTACGGGAAGGGGATTCTGTCCCGGAAAAGATTGATACAATAGGTAAGAAACAGATGTTTATATATAAAGTGACTTTACGCCCTAGACAAAATGATATCGCCGGGATCGGAGGCAAAACAGAGATTGCAACTTCATCTTCAGGAATCGCGTTTTTACTAACTAATCCAGAAGAGGACGATGTGTTGAAATATAAGAAGGCGAAAGCTGCTTTTGTTAATGAAAATTACGTGTAATCATGGCTAGAAATCGTCCTATAAAGATATTGTGGTACGGTTCGGAAACGGATGATGAAGGAAATCCGATTATACCGAAAATATCCCCGTCATTTGAAAAGCGACTGGAAGGGTTGAATGAGGGAGAGATATACATACATAATGATGATAATAATCCTTCTATTTACATAAGAACCAATAAAGATAGGGTTGTTGCCATATCGGGAGGTGCAAATATAAGTGAATTGGCTAAATATTTTTTGCGCAAAGACAAGGAGGATTCTACAAATTTTCTTTTATCATTATTTGGCGGAACTGTCATTAAGAAATATGCCAAGTTCGGTGATTTCGTTACCGGCGTATTAGGTGGATACATAGACGAAAAGGGCAATCTTGAAATGGAAAGCGGTGTATTTCGTAAGCGTTTGTTTGTTCCTGAAATAGCCTATAACCGTACAACTTATTTCAAAGGACGTATGGTAAACTCCCCCGGTGGTGGTTGTACCGTATTGTCATACGTGGATAACGGTGATGGAACCTACACCATCACTCCCGATCTGACGGATGCGGACGGATTGAGCCAGTTTGTTGATGATATCCTTACCACCTATTTTGTGACTAAAAATAGCGAAGGCAAGCTGAACGGCTTTGAAGAAATGAAGTTCCGGGTGACTGCCGCAGATTATACAGCCAAGAAGTTTACTGTCATTCCCCGTCCGGGGCATTCTGATTGGAAACCTGCCGAGCAGATGGTATTGGCACAAACAGGTAACTTTACGGACCCGGAACGTCAGACTTATATACTTATTGATTCAGTCAACGGAAATAACTGTATTACATTCTTTGACAATGCCAACACTTGGGACCCGGAGCCGGCGCAGATGCCTGCGTGGTTCGGCAAGAAAAAGGGCATGACCGTTAACGGAATTGATTGCGAGAAATATTCAGCCGTGTTGCAACAGGTCCTTTTGACTGGGCTTATCTTCCAGATAGATGAGATAACGGGAAACAAGGTTCGTGTACCTTTGGACAAGGGTGAATGGGTTTCAGGTAAGTACGCCTACTATGACCGGGTGTCACATAACGGGGCTTTGTGGTTGTGTGTTGATGATAATGGAACAACAACAGAACCTTCTGATGATAATCCGGCATGGCTGAAACAAGTGGCGGAAGGGCAAAAAGGTGAACCGGGTCTGTCTGTAATAGGTGGCGGTCATTGGGAATCCTCCAAAACCCCGTACAAAGCCAATACAATGGTCACTCTTGCCAATTGCGTCTTTATATCCAAGGTGGAAACCTCCAATCCTCCCATCAGAATATTGCGTGTAAAAGGTGGCAATTTCTTAAGGAAGAAGGACGGTGGTTACTATCTTGCCGGGAAACCTGCCGACTGGGAGGTTAACGAGGATTGGGAGATGTTGCTTGACGGGCGTGAACTGAAAGGTGAGAGTATCACCTTCCTTGGTGAATTTGCCACGGCTCCTGCCAATCCGAAAAATGGTGATTCATACCGCAACACGACTGACCGGGCTACCTACATCTATCAAGACGGAAGATGGCAGCTCATGATATCGGACGGAAAAGACGGTAAGGATTATGAGTATATCTACACAAGAGGCAATATCATAGACAATCCTCCGGCAAAACCGGACAGCCAGCAGAAGGATGATTATATCCCTGAAGGCTGGACGGATGATTTTGTAGGAGTGGACGCAGACCATCAGGTTGAATGGGGTTGTACACGTTTTAAGGAAAATGGCGTATGGTCTGAGTTCAGCACTCCTGCCGTGGTGCATCGCTGGAGTAAGGACGGGGAGAATGCCATCATGGCAGACTTTGATAACGAGATGGTCAATGCAGCCCTTACTTCAGATGGAAAGGTCGTATCCTCACAGACTTGGAATACAACTGTCAGTATGTGGTATGGAACGGAGAAGCTCACGCTTGACAGCATCACCTGTACACCTGACACAAATCTTCTGTGTGCGACAGACAAGAATACGGGAGTGGTGACAATATCGGTATCTGCCGGAGCTACTCTTGCTGCGACAAACACGGTGAAGATCACAATCAGGGCTACAAAGAACGGGCAGCAGTATTCCCGTGATCTGTCATTCACTGTAGCCGGGGTCCGTGGAGGTGCGGACGGTTCAGATGCCGTGCTATACAGTATAATCGTTTCTGCCACTTCTGTAAGCAAGGACAAGAATGGAAACTACAGCGTGTCTTCCGTATCATGTTACAGGCAAAAGTCAGTGGGAGGCGTGATATCCACCACAACGGACGGTACATTGAAATACAGCATAGACGGTGGAACAGAAACTACCATAAACAACAATACAGCCATATCAAGCGGAAACTTTACGAAGACATTGAAGTTTATCTTTTACGTGAATGACCAGATAGTGGATGTTGAAACCGTTCCCATGCTTTCTGACGGAAAGGATGGTGCTGACGGTGAGAGCATCACAGCCGCAGGTCATTGGGAGTCCGCCAACACTCCGTATGCGAAAAACAGTACAGTATCGTTTGCCGGAGGATCTTACTTAAGCAAGGTTCAAACATCCAATCCGCCACTTCCGCTTCTTCGCGTGAGAGGTGGACGTTATCTAAGGAAGAAGGATGGCGGTTACATACTTTCCGGGAAGAGATCGGACAAGGCTGTCAACTCCGACTGGCAGGAAATGACTTCCGGTGTCGAACCGTCCGCTTCGTACTGGCTTGACAGCCCGGTAAGCACGATAAACTTCACGTCAACAGGCACACCGTCACCGTCAGCGTTTGTCGTTACCATGAAACAGAATGTAGGCGGCAATGTGAGCGATACGAACAGGTTCTATCTTGTCGCACGGAAATATAACGGAAGCTGGCTGGCTCATGTAGGTGCTACCCTAAGCAATCAGATATCCGTTCCAGCGACAGCCGGATACACCC